CTGCAATCTTTTCTTGCTCTAGAGCGAAGATGACTTTGCTTGCAATTTTTTCTTGAATCGCTTCTTTAAATGCAACAGCATTTTGTTCTGCAATTAAATCTACTAATCTGCTCATCTATTTTCTCCAGAAAATAATTCTTGTTGGGCTTTTATATTTATATCATCAGGTGGTTGATCAACTTGTTGTTGCGGAGCCATCTGTTGAGGTACACCTTGTTGCATCATTGCATTTGGATCTTGAGGAATTTGTCCAGGCATTCCAGGAGGCATCATTGGTTGTGGATTTTCTTCAAACTCTTTATCCATTTCTTCTTGCATCTGTTCAATTTCATCTTCATCCATACGAAGAATATTTTGTTGAACCCACTTCTTAGAAAAGAATCGACCAATGTATGGATCTACTTGCACAAGAATTGCTAATCTGTTCTGTAGAAGTTCAGCTTCTTTCAATTCATAGAAATTGTTATCTTTCAGGAAATCGTAATGAATATCTTGCTTAAACTCTTCCCATTCTTCAAGAGAGCAAATACCCTTGAGTGATAATTGCTTTGAAAGCAAATCGTCAAACAAAATACTGAAACGATCACGAAGTTTATTAATGAACTTCATGAACTTCAGTTCATCACGAGTAATTTCAGTTGATCTTCCTATGCTGAATCCAGTTGAAGGTTCAATTCTAGAAATTGGAACTGATAATGCTTTGTATAGTTTGTTCTGAAATACTTGACGTCTTCAAGTTCACCAAGGTTTTGTCCAGCAGGAAGTGTGGTGATTTCTGTGTTCTTATCACCGTGTCTTGGAATCCAGAAATCTTCGAGAATAGATTGAAATCTTCTATCGTCTCGTACATCACCAGTGGTTGGGTCGTATACGAGTTTGTTTCTAAACTTCATCATCATGTTTTGCAGATATTGTTCTGCTTTGATTCTTGGCATCTTACCAACGTCAACATAAAATACACGTCGCTCGGGCGCGCGCGAGAGCCTGTAAATTACAATCGCATCTTCAACGAAACGTAATTGATTGAGTGGTCTGATTGCTTTATGTAAATATGACAGCACAACTTGCTTTGTTGGATCAGATAATCCAGATGTAATATAAGCAATTGAATCTTTAGCGAATGTAATAGCGCCAGCAGATGGACCGATTAGTTGTGGAATGTTGCCGTTATCGATCTTGGTCAGATTCTTATCATTGTAGATGTAGAACTCATCAATTCTATCTACAATCTCGCGACCATCTTCATCTTTCTTCTTTACGACATTGCGTATTTTTCTAATTCTTCTTGGGTCAATATAGATGAGTTTTTGAATACCGTCTCTAGGATTATCTTTATCAATGACTACATGATAATACATTCTACCATCTATATACCATTTACGAAAAATGTCAGCACCATCATTACCAAAGTTCAAGAGTTTTAATACGTTATCAAACTCTTCTCGAATTTTATCTTTGATCGTTTCTTTTTGTTCTAAGTCATCAAGAATGATGCTGACTGATTTTGATTGATTATCGTGAACGATAGCTTCGTTTGTGATGTCATCAATTGCTGATTCTAGTTCTGGCTGAATTGCCATCGTACGATATTTTGTGACGAGATCAATTTCGGATCGATATGATCCGTCGATGTCAACAAAGAATCCATAAGATCCAGTTGTGGCGATGCTAACAGAACCATCATCCGTAACTGGTGTGATAGGTGTCTGTGTCTCTACATCGACTTGTTCTTTGTCGCGTACAAGTTCAAATCCGAATAATTTAATTGCCAAATTCGTACTCCAATAGATATGGGGGAGGATTTTCCTCCCCCTCTACTTATATCACTTAATTCAGAACGCTGCCAAGAGTACCGAGAATGCTGCTCACGGTGCTATCGGCATCAGGTGTAGTCCAATACTGGAATGCGAAAGTGATTGAGAATTCTTCAATCTGATCATTCGCAGCCCAGCTAACTTCGATTGGAGAAATATCAATTGGAAACATTCCGTAGAATTCATATTCCTTGATTCTATCTCCGCGCTTACCGTATTGAACAACGGAAGCATCTACTCCATATCCACCGTCTACAATACTTGCAACTGGATTTCTAATGTTCTGAACTGGATCGTTGATTGCGGCGATCCATCTTTCCATTGAATTCCGAATTACGAAGTCTTCGTCGTTAATTACGTTGACTGTCCACTCGGGATATGTTCTGTTGCCTGCGAGCTTAACTTCTCTACCAAAGTAGAACACAGGTGCAACGCCAAGAGTTGTTCCTGGCAGCTGCGCTGTGTTACACATAAATCTGAACTTCTCGTCGACTCTGCCCTGAGCTTTAGCGAAGCCAGGAACGTTCATCCTGACTTCGAACAGGTTTGGTCTTGCGCCATCACCAGTTATTTGTTGACGAAATTCGTTTACATTGAACGCCATGTTATTCTCCTATAGGATTCTATTAAAACTTACCAACGATTTCATTGAATTCTACACCAGTTCTAACCGCAACGAAGTTCAACTGTACGAAGTTGATGCTTCTGGCAGGCTTGATGTAGATATCGCCAACAAACTCATTTCTATCAATAATATCGGAAGTATTGTTTGACTCGTCGCAAACAACTCTGAAGTCATAAATTCCACGGCGACCTTGTACAGTTCTCAGGAAGGGTTCGACCAAACTTACGAACTGCGCTCTGGTGAATTCATCATTGAATTCGAACAGGCTCGCTCTTGCAGCAATAGAGATTGCTTTTTCCAGAACGATAAACAGTCTTCTGACGTTAATTCTATCGAAAGCAGAAGGTTTAGCCGCTAGAGTCTTGTCCCCGAACAGCAGAGTTCCTTCTCCTGGGAGAGACACAACAGGGTTTACACCAGCCTTATAGAGCGTATCTCTTTGCGCTTGATTTGGATTGAACGCCAGCTTGACGACATTCTTGATTGCTCCTCTCTGGAATCCAGCGGGAGAATACCAAGGATCTCTTTCTCTATCTGTTCTAGCGCAGAGACCAGCGATGTCGCCATTAAGTGGGACCCAACGATATCTGTCATTGTATTTGTCATACATCTGCTTCCATCCACTATCGTGAACTCCATAAGAGTTTCTTGTGGAAAGATTTCTTGCAGAATTTGCGATTTGTGTAGCAGCATCTGTTGCGAATGTATTAGCATATGATGGTGAAATGAACGCAACGCAATCTTTTCTCGCTTCTGCGATATCAAGAAGAGTTCCTGAGATGTTTGCTCCAGCGGCATCAGCTCCAATGATTAGAGAAAGATCAACATTTTCTTTATCATTATAGAGTTGATATGCTGCTTGTAGTTGTCCTGTTCCAATCACACCATCATTCCCACTATTAAATCTTATTGTGTATGCATTAGCTGTATCGCCATTTTTCGTGTTACCAAAAGTTGTATTTAATGCATTATTTCCCCATCCAGCAATATCTACTGCTGTTGGGTGATTTAACCAATACACATATTTGGATTTGTTGTACAGAACATCTCTGTAATAGTTTGAAGAACCGTCGTCTGTTTTTGCGTCTAGTGCCTTTGAAACATATCCAAATTTTTCAAGAACAGTGTTTGGTGTTCCGCTGAATAACGCACCAGTGTCAACAATGACAATATGCATTTCGTCATTTGCGCCAGATTTACCAGAAACATAATCTGATGTTCCAGGAGCGCTATCGAATAGACCAGTATATGCCCAATTGGCGAACGCAACATTTCCAGGGCAAATAGAAATTGTCAATGAATTGCCCTTATCTCCAGCATATCTAGCAGCAAATGCAGTGTTAGCGTTTTCAGCACCATTGCTTGAGTTATCGTAGTACGTTTGCAAATATGCAGCTTCATTTAAAATTTTAGTTCCAACAACTGTATTGCTTGTGTTAGTATTTGCGACCGCATTATTGGTTGTGCTGCCTGCAGCTCTAACAACAAGAAGGTCGTTAGAATATGCCAAGAAACTTGCAGCTGTAAAGAATACGTTTGCTGTGCTATTGTCAGGAGCGCCAAATCTAGAGACTAGATCTGTTTCGCTTGTGACTTGGGTGATTGAATTCGCAGGACCCCACTTAAAAGCACCAGCAATGGCGCCAGTAGACACTGAGACCGCTGGGATTGATGCAGTTAAGTCAATCTCAGATACATTTATACCAGGTGAAACTTGAAATGCCATTTTATTCTCCTAATCTTATGGAAGGCGCGCCATTCATATTATTTATAAAATAACACTTTTACTCATCTCTAGGATTCACCACGAACCAAACCTCATTTCCCATTTTTGTCAATTGCCTATCTATTACACCATATTTATCTTCAAATTCTTGTTCGTATGTCGAAAATATTGGCGCGACTAACTGTTGTTCTATTGCTCTCATTTCTTCTTCATATAATCTTTTTCTCACGTCAACGTTGGTAAGATCACGGAAGAATGGTTGAGTTGCCAACCAACCAAACAACACGAAACACATAACCATATC